AACTCATCAACGACTTCTGTTGCTAGGTTATCTGTCTGACCGACCCCCCGTTTCCGTAAACCTATTAGGCTACAGTAACTTCAGAACCTCTTAGTAAACCAAGAGTTTCCATTTTCGATAAAACGTCGCCGATTGTTTTTGTGAATCAGTTTTTAAGGAGATTAATTCAGTCTCCACGTGCCCTTTGTCTTCAGCCAATACCTGTCAAATCCAAAAACACCCCCATATGTCAAATAACTTGTTATATTATAAATACAAATATAATACAAAGATTTATATTATTCAATATATTTATAAAAATATGAGAAAAAGATTACTTATAGAAAACGATATTTCAGAGTTAGATGACTTTCAAAAGATACTTCTTTTAAATAAACGAAAGATATCTCCTGACGAGGTTGAATTTTTTAATTCAGATGGTAAATCATATGACGAAATGGAGGTAAAATATGATGGTCTTTATTTTACTTTTGATGGTCTTGAGGAGTTTTTAAAGTTTTTCTTTCCTGGCACATATGGTGATGGTTCATATGATGAATATGAGGCTTCGAATCTTGAGCAAATGTATAATAGTCGATGGGATTTTGGTTTTGGTGATAGAGCATATGATGAGTGGAGAGATGGTTATATATTTGGGTATTTTTGCGAAAATAATATGAATTTATTATATGATGTCGTTAAACTTGTTTCACCTAAACTTATGTCTTGTTTTGTTAAAAATAATTCTGGGAAATTTATATTAAAAAGTGGTGATAATGAAAGTTGTTATAATAGTATGGTTGAGGTTCTTGACTCACTTCCTAACATATCCGATCAAATCCAATGGATATGGTCTGACGCTATGCAAGAGGCAAGTGAGGATGATGCATCTAATTATATTAAAGATAGATACTGTGATGGTTTAAATGGGGTTGGCATTAAAAGGTATTCTGATAGATATTGTTTTTGGAAATACAATATTAGTTGGGGTAATTTAGCGATGATGTTTATTAATACGGGTGAGTTTGATGGTAACTTAATTGATACTATGCATACATATATTGATAAAAATTTTAAAGACCACACACCTGAATCCTATGCCTATGAGATTGCAGATTACGTCCATAATAGTGAAAAATTTAATGATTATTTTTGCGATAAAGTTACCATTAGGTTAGAAGAATTAATTGAAAATTTGATGGAGGATTTTGATACTGAATATTTTGAGGTATTAACAAAAGTAATAGATATGGGTGGATTTGGTAATTTTTTACCAATGAAATCATATAATGATAAATACCAAATAAGACTCAATTCAATAGATCCCGATAATTTAAAAATTAAATATACCATTAAGTTAAAAAATTCTTGGGGTGAAGACAAACAAGGAGAACTACCACTTAAAGATTTATTGAATCTCATCAACCAACCGGGATTATTTGACCCAATGGATTATAGAACTAGTTAGATCCGTATATCCTTTCTTGTAAAATTTCATAAAGTTTAAAACAATCGTCATTGTCAATAAACAATCCTGTTCCATCATAAACGTCCGATATCATAATTCCACATTCTTCCTCAAACACGTCAACTGAAACCAATGAATGGATCTTATCAATCTCACTTTCGACAATATCATCGTCCTCAAACTTATCATAAGTTGGGTAAACAAATGGTTTATACTCAAATCCGTATTTTTTAAGACCCAGATCTTTAACCAAGTTTTTGCCGGCCTCAATTGCTCGTACAACATCGTCAACACAAACAAACTCATTTGATGTATGCATATTATAGTATCCACAAGAAATGTTAATACAAGAAAAATCGGACTTTTGTTTGATTTGCATGATATCCGTATAAGGGTGAGACTGAACCATCATTTCATTTTTAAATGACTTTATAACTGATGGTAGAGCCAATTTAAAGAACTCTCCGTCAACGTCGAATAACTGTGTTCCTGAGCAAGATAATGATATCAAGTGGTCACCAGGCGCATCGTATTGGGCGCAATACCCAACATCCTTAAGGAAATCAACATTGCAGTTTCTTGATCCATGACAACCAGTTTCTTCTGACACAAAGAAGGCCACCTTTACTTTATCCAATTGTTTAAGCAATTCCAAACAGATAAAAATACCACATTTGTCGTCACCACCAATACCCGTTGGGTTTCCTTTTTCATTGTATGCCTTTAAACATGGGACAGGTTCTTTATCAAAAGTTTTTCCAAATGTGTTTGGTCTTGATAACATTTCTTCTTTAACGATAATTTCATCAACAAGTTCGTGTACCGTATCTGTGTGGGAAATAAACATTGGATAGAATTCACCTTCATCTAACGTTCCTTTTGTTGCGTAGATATTATTGTGTTCATCACAAGTAAGGGTAACACCATCCATATCACTAATTGATGACATGATATACTCAACCATCTTAGTCTCTTCATAAGTTTTGGTTGGGACTGAAAGTAATTCTTTAAATTTATCTATATTCATCATATATTGTTTTTACAAAGATAATCATTTTTTTTTGATAATACCAAGTATTTATAATTAAAAATATAATTATGAAAATTGTAAGACTAACAGAAAATGATTTAGTTCGTATTGTAAGACGTGTTATTAATGAAGAGGAAGATGATATGGATGAGTTAATTGATATAAATGTGGAGGTTGAAAATCCCGAATGTTGGGAAAACACAACATCTTCTGATGGTAAACGAAAAAAACGAAGAAGAAAAAGTTCAAGTTGTTCTCGCAAATACAAAACTAAATCAAAAACAAGTCATTACGGAAATAATTGGCATTAAAATTAAAATAAAAAATATATATTATGAATAGAAGTTATAGTAAAATTAGACACATACTACAAGCCAATCTGATGTTGGAGGGAAGAATGATGTCGGAGAAAAGAATATTACTTGAAGAAGATAAAAAAGAAGGGGATATAGTTGCCTCTCCTAGAGACCCTTCCGAAATTGCAACGGGAATGATTGATGCACCGTTTAATGTTATTAATTCTAATGGTCAATATGGAAAACAATATTATTACACTTGTGTGTCTAACAAAGATCTCCCACTAGATAAACAAACACCAGCTGAAAAAGCCGGCGCAATAGTTGACGGAAATAATAATTTAGTTACCGCTGCGGGGTTAGGGTTAATACCAGGATATCAGAATAAACTTAATGTTGCATGTAAACCTATTTACGATAACTTAGCAAAATGGAGAAAAACATTTTGTGCTAATCTTAAAAATAAAACAAAACCTAATTACGCTTGGAATTGTCCTGAAGCTGCAAAACCAGTTGTGGCGGCAGCAGTAACAACTGCAACACCTGAGGAATATATTAACCTTTACAATTCAAATTCACTTAAATCCAACCCTAAAATAGTACAACTAATAAAGGATGGTAACATAACAGTGATAGATAAGGAGAATGTTAGTGATAATGGGATGGAGAGAACCTATGAACTAAGATATTTTACAACCGGAAAAACATTCACATTAGGACAGGGAACTGGACAAGATAAAGTGATAAATTCCCCAAAAGGTACAGATATTACCGATTTGGTTGTGTCGTTGACTAAATAGTCTATAATTATTTAAACATAGTTAAAACACAATAAAAAATATCACCATTGGTGTAGGTTACCCCACCTTGTGTGATTTTATTGGATGTTTTACTACCAACACATATACCATCATATTGACTACTTAACAATAACTTATTGTGTGGAGGTGAATTTTTCCAAACGTTTAAAGCCATTGTTGCACATTCCTCATCTGTTGAAAGTTTTATAAATGTGCATAAATTTTCCCCAACACATATGTAGTCAAAATTGTAAACATAGTTTATCCTATCTATAAAATTATCGAACGTCTTAGAATTAGATGTTTGTATTTTTTGGGAATGATCTAAAGGAATGGTCGATGTCTCAACCATATAATTTAACATCTGTTTATTTGCAATTTTTGCTTTTTCAGAATAACATAATGGTGGTAATAGGTTTTCTTTACGATATTCGTTGACTTTTTTAATTATTAATTGATCAACATTTTGACCAAAAAAGAAAAAGAAAACAAAAATAAAAATAAATAATAAAAAAGTTTTCATAGTTTCTGTTTGTTTCTACAAATATATTATAAATAACTCTTGTTTACAAAACTATTCCTTCTTTTTTCTAACTCTTTTTGGTTTTTCCACAATAACCTCATCAACTTTATTACCAATTACTACGTTCTCATCAACAATCGTTAAATTGTAGTTCTCATCCTCCTTAATTTCAGACATTAAAATCTTCTCAGAAATTAAATCCTCAATCTTATCTTGGATTGCCCTTTTGATCGGTCTTGCTCCGAATGTTTCGTCAAACCCAACTTTGGATATATAATCAATTAGTGATTGGTCGTAAGTAAAGTTGTATTTTTTACCCTCAACACGTTTTAACAATCTATCAATCTCCAACTTGGTAATAACGTCAATGTGTTCTTTCTTAAGTGAGTTGAAGACAATAACGTCATCAATACGATTTAAGAATTCAGGGGCAAAAAACTTACTAAGTTCTTTTTTAAGGATGTCTCTCTTTTGTTCTTCTTGTATAACATTACTTGAATTATTACTTTTAAATCCAACACCTGTGCCAAAGTCGTGTAGTTTTTTAACACCAATATTGGAGGTCATAATTATTAAACAATTCTTAAAGTTAATTTTTCTACCTAATGAGTCTGTTATATGTCCATCATCCAAAAGTTGTAATAATGTTGAGAATATATCTTTATGTGCTTTCTCAATTTCATCAAACAAAATAACCGAATATGGTTTGTTTTTAACTTGTTCTGTAAGTTGTCCACCATCTTCATGACCAACATATCCTGGAGGTGACCCAATCAAACGAGAAATTGTGTGTTTTTCTTGATATTCAGACATATCAATACGGATGAGATTATCGGGACTACCAAAGATTTCTTTTGCCAATTGTTTTGCTAAGAATGTTTTACCGACACCTGTTGAACCTAAGAAGATAAATGAACCAATCGGTTTATTTGGATCTTTAATCCCAATTCTATTTCTACGAATAGATTTTGTGATTTTCAAAACTGCCTCTTCTTGACCAATAACGATTGAGTTAAGGTTTTTATCTAAATTAATAAGTGAGTTTTTCTCATCTAAATTTATGTTTGAAATTGGAATTTTGGTCATGTTGGAAACAACCTCATAGATTAATTCTTCCGGTATATTTCTTTTACTAATTTTAAGTTCTTCGTTAAACTTTTTCTTCTCAATTTCTAAATTAGTCAAAACATTTCTCTCTCTATCTCGAAGATTTGCGGCTTGCTCATAATCTTGACGCTTAATTACGTTAATTTTTTCCAATTTAATGTCGGAAGCTTTACGTTTTAAGTTTTCAATAATTTCGGGAAGTTTAATATCTATTTGCATTCTTGCCCCAACCTCATCCAATATATCAAACGCCTTATCGGGAAACTCACGATCTGTGATATATCTATCGGCCAACTCAACAAATATCCGAAGAGTTTCATCACTGTAAATAACTTTATGATGGTCTTCGTATTTTGATTTACTTTGTTTAAGGATTTCAAATGTTTCTTCTTTGGTTGATGGATCAACGACGACTTTTTGAAATCTCCTCTCTAACGCACCATCTTTTTCGAAGTTAGTTCTATATTCATCCAAAGTAGTTGCTCCAATACATTGGATCTCACCACGAGATAAGGCTGGTTTAAATATGTTGGAGGCATCTAACGAACCTGAACTATTTCCCGCACCTACAATAGTGTGAATTTCATCAATAAAAAGTATGATATTTGGACTATTTTGTAATTCCTCAATAATAACCTTCATTCTTTCTTCAAACTGACCACGATATTTGGTGCCCGCAACAATTGAGTTCATATCCAACGATACGATTCTTTTATCTAATAAATTTTTTGGACATTCTCCGCCATGTATCATCATTGCTAAACCTTCAACAATGGCTGTTTTACCACATCCAGGTTCACCAATTATAATTGGATTATTTTTCTTACGTCTTGAAAGAATCTGAGCAATCCTAAGGATTTCCTTTTGTCTACCAACAACTGGATCAAGTTTTCCTTCTTCCGCTAATTTATTTAAATCCTTACTAAAGTTATCAAGTACTGGTGTTCCGCTATCCGGCTTCTTTTTCCCATTATCTCCTTTATCATCTACAAAGTCTAACATATTTTTTTCTTTTTTCTAATACTAATAATAAAAAGATAAAAAGTCCATAATGTAATTTTGTCAGGTTTATTTACTTATAACTGACATTTTGTCAGTATTTGAATGTTTTATCATAATATGAGTCAAAAAATTGAATTACCAACAACACAATTAAATTTTTGTGTTATATTTAATTGTATGGAATCTTGGAAAAAATTTGCGGAAACTTTGGAATTAACAAGAGAGTTAGAAAAGACTTATTTCAAGATTAGAGAAGTATTCCAAAGAGAAGGGTGGACACAAAAGGATATTGAAAAACCACCATATTATCCAAATGATTTAATGTTATTACACTCAAAAATCCAACCATTGGTGAGGGAAATAGACCAAACAATTAGAGATTATGGTTTTAATGTTGACGGAGACGAAGTTCATTATTATATTATGAATAAACTTCGTCATATAGATGACATAACCCCTTTAAATTAAAAAATTATGGCAATAACAAAAGAACAAATTGTAGGAACAAAAATTTTAAATGAAATTGAGTCATCTAATATCGTAAGAACAGAGTATGATACCTTAACTAAAAAAATGATTGCCGAGTTTAAAAACGGAGTTAAATATGAATATGAAGATGTTCCACACCAAAAATATACTGAGTTTAGATCTTCACAATCACAAGGTAATTTCTTCAATAAGAATATTTCAAAAACTTACAAATACACAAAACTATAATTTGTAGGTATTTATTAATATGGATACTAAAAAACTAATAAAAAGTTTTGATACTCAAGATGAATTAAATCCTAAGATTTGGCAATTACCAAATGGTCAGGATTATAAAATGAAGAATGAGATTAGGGAGAGGTTATTAGAAATTGCTTACCAATTTATAGATTATTTGGGTGTTGATATTGTTGTAACCGATATTGTTCTTACGGGATCGTTAGCAAATTATAATTGGTCAAAGTATTCCGATTTTGATGTTCATATAATTACCAATTTCCAACAATACCCACCAGAACAATTAGAGCTCTATAAGGAATTATTTATGTTAAAGAAAGCGCTATTCAATAAAAACTACGACATTAAACTTTTTGGTTATGAGGTTGAGTTATATGTTGAGAATGAATCTGAAGCTCATTTCTCAAGTGGTGTTTATTCCTTATTATTTAATGAGTGGGCGATGAAACCAAAAAAAGAAAAAATATCAATTGATAAACCTACCATTGAAAGGAAGGCTAAACAATGGATGGGGATTATTGATGGTGTATTAGAGAACATTGAAGATGAAGATATTGAGGACGCTAAGGACCTTATTGAGAAATATAAAGAAAAACTTAGGAAGTTTAGAACTTGTGGTTTAGAAAAAAATGGTGAGTATTCTTCAGAAAATCTAGTATTTAAAATCTTAAGAAGAAATGGATATCTTGAAAAACTAAGAGGTGCGACACATAAAATATTGGAAAAAGGTTTATCAATGAACCAATAATAATTGTAAAAACAAAATATTACCAAATATCAATATATTTATTAAGAAAAAATAATTTATTAAAAATAAAGAAACTATGTCAGGATTAAGACCAATAGGTAGTGAAAAATTAGAAGGTATGGATAAAATTAGACGAATAATGGAAATTGCTCGTTATAATGAAAACACACCTGAATCAGTTAATGAAGGATCCTTAACAACATACAGTTTATCTTTGGCTGACGGTAACACATATGAAATCGTAAAAGAAAGATTAGGGTATATTGTTAAGTTATCGATAAACGAATCTGATGCGGATTATATTGAACCGATTCAGAATAGGAAGTATTACCCATCTTATTCGAGAGCATTAAAGAAATTAAATTTAATGGCTAAAGAGTTTAATACGATATATGAAAATGTAGAAGGGACCTCGTTATTTAACGAGCAAAAAAAAAAGTATATACTAAAGGTTCCTAAACCAAAAACAACGGACAATGCAACGCCCGCACCCGCGGATGTCCCCCCTCCAGCACCAGCACCAATGGACGCACCGGTACCCGGGCCACCAATGGGTGACGCAGGAATGCCACCAATGGGTGATGCAGGAATGCCACCAATGGACGATGCAGGAATACCACCAATGGATGACGCAGGAATGCCACCAATGGACGATGCAGGAATGCCACCAATGGACGATGCAGGAATGCCACCAATGGATGGTGAAGATGAATTACCTGGTTTAGGGTCAGGTGAAGGTATGGATGATGATGAACCGAAGGATAAAAAAGTATCCGATATTAAAAGAATCCAAATACTCGTTGGAAAATTAGCTCAAAAAATAAGATCTTATGAGGAAGGAAAAGAACTTTCATCTAAAGATGTAAAATATGTTATTAACTCCATTTTATCTGCTATAGATGTTGATGTTCTAAGTGAAAAAGATATAGAACAAATTATTTCAAAACTAGAAGGTCCTGACGATGAGGATGAAGATGGTGACGTTAATGTTGATATGGAAGATGAAGAAATGGCACCTGAAGAACCTGAAGGTGAGATGGGTGAGGGTTATAATAATTTAGAGTCAGCATTTAATGATTATATGGGAGCAGCATATGCTAATACCGCAATGAGAAAATCTCTTGGTCAAGAAATTGATGAAGAAGATGATGACGAATACCACAGAGAAAGAAGAAAAGGAAGAAAACATTTAGTAAATCCACCACAATTCTCTAACGGAACATATAATGAGTCTTCAGTGGATAAGGTCCTTTCAAAATATTTTATATTATCTGAAAACGAAGAAAAAGATAATCAAAAAAAACAACAAGAAAGAGCTCAAAAACAATATAAAGACACTAAATTCCAAATAATAAGATTATCGGAAAGTATTGACCAAATTGAAGCTGCAACTGAATACATTAAAGAATTCCCAAGATCTAAATTATTTGGAGTATCAAATAAAGGAAATCTTATTTTTAAACAAGGTATTAGTGAAGTTAAAATTACTAAATATGGTGATATCCTATGAATAGATTAATATATATAAATGGAATGGGTCCAAACTATAAGGGGGACAATATTTATGAGTTTATATTTTCTGACACATTGGAGGTTTGGGGTGAGAATTGGGATTCAAAACCATCAAATGGATACCCAAGACCTCCAGATATTGATCACATAAAAAAAGTGGGAACATTAGTAAATGAAAATATAGTGTTAGAATTGGTGCAAGATTCGGACGTTTTTTCAGTAATTGACTCAATGGATGGGGTTTTAGCTTTATCTTGGGAAAAAGAAAACGATAATGTTGATTTTTCTTTGGTTAAAAGATTAGTGTTCCAATTTGGGGATACTGAGGATATTGTTAAAGATAAACTATATGAAAGAGATATAGTATTACAATTTGAAAAACAAGTGATTTATGAAAAATAATAAAGACATCGTTTATTTAATTGAGAATGGTCTTCATGTAAAAACTCTTTCTAAAATGAGCGACCCTCAAATTAGAGTTTTGGTTGAGAAATTTAAAACAATGAGACAGGAAACAAAAGAAGTAGAGACTATAACATCGGCAATGACAAAAACAATTGCAACTCCCCAAGAAATATCAAAAGGAATTCCAATTCCTCCAGGAACTAAAACTGTAAAAACTAATCCCGATGGTACTACCGAATTTACGGAATCAGTTGAGGTGGATAGTGATCCAAATAAAGAAACTGAAACACAAGACCCTATTCAAGTAGGTCCTGGAACTGATGATGGGGATAATGATAATAATGATGGAATGCCAACCAATGAAGGTGAACTTAGAGAGAAATTTGAATCAAAAGCTCAACAAAACTTCTTTTGGGGTAAATGTAACACAACAAAGGGTGTTCAAAAACAAAAGTGGTGTCAATTAGCAAGAGAATTCTCAAACGACACAACTAAAAAAGATTACAAAAAAATGCCGGAAAAATTACATCCAGAAAAAACCGTAAAAGTTAAAAAATCAGAAAAAACAGAAACCATTGAAAAATTTCTGGAGAAAAAAATCTCGGAAATGGTGGAAAGTAAGATACAAGCAAAAATGTCTAAAAAAGATTTAATTGATGCGGTTAAGAAAAAAAAAGAACCTAAGACAGAAGAACCTATGATTATTCGTAAACCAAAAAAAATGAATATGTTTTCTGATGAAGCTCCTATGGAACTACCAATAGGTAGAATGTTCTCAATCGGAAAAACAAAGTAATTTTTTGGGTAAAGTCATTATTTCGTAAAAACCCCTACCAAGTATTTATATTATATGGGACTATCTAAAGAACAGGTAATGATTGAATATGTTAAGTGTATGCAGGACACTCCATACGCTCTTCGCACATATTTACAAACTTACGACAATACGGTATCACAATACGTCCCATTAGAATTATTTCCGGATCAGGTTTCTTTATTACAAGATTATGAGGATTATGAGGAAAACATCGCATTAAAATATAGACAAGCTGGTGTATCAACGGTAACGGCAGCTTGGGTGTCAAAACGATTAGTTTTTGCTAAGAAAACTAAACCAGAAAAAATCTTAATTATTGCTAACAAACTTGATACATCCCAAGAGATGGCAAATAAGATTAGATCGTTTGTGGGTCAATGGCCTTCTTGGGTTGGTACTGGATTTGCGTCAGAAAAAAATGCACAAAAACACTACAAACTTGTAAATGGGTCTGAGGTTAAAGCGGTGGCAACATCAAAAGATGCCTTGAGAGGATTTACACCAACAATACTCATATTTGATGAGGCAGCATTTATTGAGGCGGATAACGATTTTTGGGCGGCTTGTATGGCGTCACTATCCACTGGAGGTAAGGTAATCGTGGTTTCTACCCCTAACGGGTATGACCCAATTTACTATGAAATATATGACCAAGCATTAAAAGGGATGAATCAATTTAAGATTACTGAAATGTTTTGGTATAGGGATCCACGATACACAAAAGATCTTTATTTAGTTAAGACTGACGATATAGTTCATTATTTGCTCAATAGAGAAGAATATGACGAATCAAAAAATATTTCATTATCACATGTTGACCCATATGAAAGAGATTACGATGAAATGTCTTACTTTTTTAAACAAGGGTATAAGCCATGTTCAAGTTGGTATGAAAAAATGGTTAAAAAACTTAAATATGATAAAAGAAAAATTAACCAAGAATTAAATTGTGCGTTTTTAGGGTCTGGTGACAACGTATTTGATAATAAACAACTTGAAGATATTAAAAATCTCTCATTGCAAGAACCAATAACAAAGTTAATGGGTAATTCTATTTGGATATGGAAAGAACCTGTTGAGGGACATAAATATATTATGGGTATGGATGTTTCTCGTGGTGATAGCGAGGATTTTTCATCAATACAGATTATTGATTTTGATACAAGAGAACAAGTTTTTGAGTATGTTGGGAAAATTCCTCCAGATAATTTAGCCGAAGTCGCCTATAAATGGGCTATTATGTATAAAGCATTTATTGTTGTGGATATTACTGGTGGTATGGGAATTACAACGGTAAGAAAACTACAAGAATTAGGATATAGGAATTTATATGTTGAGGGTGTTGATTCTATGAATATTTGGGCGGTTAATAAAACTGCCATTGATAAAATACCCGGTATAAACTTTAACAACAAAAGAGTTCAGATCATTGCCGCCTTTGAGGAGGGAATAAGACACAAATTCCAAATTAGAAGTGTTCGTTTATATAATGAGATGAATACGTTTATGTATATGAATGGTAGACCAGACCACCAAAAAGGACAACATGATGACCTTATTATGGGAATATCTATGGCACTATATGTTGGTGAATCATCATTCTCTAAATTAGAAAAAGTAACCGAACAAACAAAATCTATGATTAATTCATGGGCGGTTGTTAATAACGATACGGTGGCTAAGGAAGCTCACTTTAACCCAGTAATCCCAAATCAGAATATGTTGAATGAGAGGGCGGGTTTAAACACAGGGGCATCACGTAAGGACTATGAACAATATGGTTGGTTATTTGGTGGTATGAGAAGATAATAATTATGGGACTAAGTTTTAGAAAAAGATCGGGTAAAATAGCAAATGGGTCAAGATTGGTTGTTCCTGGACAAATAACAACAGGCCAAAAAGTTTTTGAGGTTACATTCACTAAAAAACAAAATCCATATGATGGATTGCCACTTCCACCATTTTCGGGAACTACACCATAAAATCAAGGTATTAAACAAACTATTTAGATATTTATTAGTATAGTTAAATTATTTACATGGAAAATAACAATCAAAATTTTACAGTTTGGCAAAGGTTATCCAAAACTTTTGGACCTGATTCAACATTGGGGATGAGTCAACCTGACTATAAGTTAGATAAGAAAGAAATACTAAAAACAACAGATAAGGCCGAATACGAAAGGGCTAAATTACAGAATCAACAATCACTATACCTAAGTACAAATTGGGCTAAGGTCGAGAACAATCTTTATACTCAGGCGGTTTATTACGAACCAACAAGATTAGCAGCATTTTATGATTTTGAAAGTATGGAATACACTCCAGAAATCTCCGCAGCATTAGATATATATGCCGAAGAATCGACAACACCAAATCAAGATGGGTATGTTCTTCAGGTATATTCAGAATCAAAAAGAATTAAAAGTATTTTAGTTGATTTATTCGTAAATAATTTAGACGTAAACACCAACTTACCAATGTGGATTAGGAATATGTGTAAGTATGGTGATAATTTCGTTTATTTAAAATTAGATCATGAAAAGGGTGTCACTGGTTGTCTGCAACTACCTAACATTGAAATTGAAAGATTAGAGAAGGGTATGGAATCTAGATCATTTAATATAACACCAGATGAAAATCAAAAAGCGTTAAGATTTACATGGAAAGTTAAAAATGTTGATTTTAACACTTGGGAGGTCGCTCACTTCAGATTATTGGGTGATGATAGAAAACTTCCTTATGGGACATCTATGTTGGAGAAAGCAAGACGTATTTGGAAACAATTGGTTTTGGCCGAAGATGCGATGTTAATTTATAGAACATCAAGAGCTCCTGAAAGACGAGTATTCAAAGTTTTTGTTGGTAATATGGATGATAAAGATGTTGAGGCCTACGTTCAAAGGGTTGCAAACAAATTTAAAAGGGATCAAGTGGTTGATAATAAAACGGGTAATGTAGATCTAAGATTCAACCAAATGGCGGTTGATCAAGATTATTTTATACCTGTACGTGACACCGCACAAGCAAGTCCTATCGACACCTTACCTGGAGCAACAAATTTATCTGAAATCGCCGATATTGAATATATTCAAAAGAAATTGGTAACGGCATTAAGAATACCTAAAGCGTATTTAGGTTTTGAGGAGGCTCTTGGAGATGGTAAAAACTTATCATTGTTGGATATTCGTTTCGCAAGAACAATTAACAGGATTCAAAAATCAGTAATTGCTGAATTAAATAAAATCGCAATTATTCACCTATTCTTAATGGGTTTTGAGGATGAATTACAAAACTTTACCTTAGGACTTACTAATCCATCTAAACAAGCCGATTTGTTAATGATTGATGTTTGGAAAGAAAAAGTGACATTATATAAGGATATGGTTGCGGAAATTCCAAAATCAATTCAAGCTACTTCGGCAACATGGGCTAAGAAACATATATTCGGATTCTCTGATGAGGAAATTAAGTTGGAGTTACAACAAGTTAGAATGGAAAGAGCGGTTGCTGCCGAACTTGATAATACGGCAACAATTATTACTAAAACTGGATTATTTGATACTGTGGATAGGTTATATAAACCACCAGCATCCGGATCAACAGAATCTCCAGCACCTGAAGCTGGAGGGGCACCACCACCTGATGCGGGAGGTCCTCCACCTCCACCAGACGCAGGTCCACCAATTCCGGAATCAACTCTTAATAGTAAATTAAATATTCTTACCGAAAATTCTGAGGACGAATTTTTGGATTTCTATAAAATGAATAACTCTTTAGGTTCAATTGAAAAAGAATTATCTAAATTATTACGAGATTAATAATATTTATATTAAAAACTAATTATGAATTTCGGAGAATTAAAATCAAAAATAGAGGTCTGTTTGTCAGAATCTTATAAGAAGAATAACTTAAAGAAAGATCTTTTCGTATTTAACGAACTGGTCTTGAAGAATAAAAATATTTCAAAAATATTCTTTCTTTATGATGAATTGTCTAAAAACAAGGGATTGTCTGAGTCAATTGCAAATGAATACATTAATGGGTCTATAACGGCTTACGAAAATACTGTTAACAAAATATCGTTAAAAGAGATTAAAGAATTAAAGTATTGGATTGGTCACATTATTTGTGAAAATGAATATAAAAATATTGATAATTTATTTTCAACAAACTTTTTAGTTTTAGAAAATAAAATTAAAAGTAAAAAACTTATTTCTGAAAACTTAAGACAAACAGAAAAAGAAATAAAAGATGTGATCAATGTTCCTTTAAAGTCGATGATTAATGTGGCAAATAAAACGGTAAAAAATTTTATTTCTAGCCTGAACGAGTCTGAACAAAAAGAATTAAATAAAATATTATCTACACCAAAAAATATTTTGGTTAAAAAATACGACAAAATTAAAGATGATGTTAAGGAAAAATTGGAAGATAGAAGACTAACAGAATCTGACGACGAAACTGTAAACACTATTGATAAAGTTTTAGGTAGATTACAAACAGAATCTTTTAATGAACTTAATCTTTATAAGTTGATTAAGTTATCAGACTCTCTTTAATTTTTGGGTATAAATTGCTTTTTGGATCTCCGATCTTCTTTTAATAGATTTTTTGGTAAATTCTTTTCCATTAAATAATTTAGCATTTTGTTTTGTTCTTATCACTTTTCCTTTAAGTTCTTTTAGGGATTTATCAATATTTCCCTTTTTTACCACTACAATTAACATATTTTTTTCTTTTGTTGATATAAATATAATGATTACTTATCTTTATGTCAAAAATAAACCTAAGAGTATGAAAATTTTACATGAAAAAAGGGAAAACAACCAAATTAAATGGATATAGAACATTTAAATCGCATTATGGAACCATTGATGCACAAAACCTTAAATCAATTTACGTCAATCTACAGACGTGGGTAGAACCAAAAGAAGAAGTAGAGAATTGGAATAGAGTAGTCCTAAACATGTCAAGATCCGTTAAACATTCGGTTTTAGAAAACATAAACAAAGAAGTATTTGACGACAAATTTATTGTCGATTTAGATCTTAGAACAAGTGGATTACACCTAAAGAAAAAATCATTTATGAATTTAGAGGTTAATCTTTTCTTACACGAACCGATGGACTTCAAATCACCAAAATTAAAGAAACATGTGAAATCTTTAATTAAATCAATATATGGTAACGTATTCAGTAAAAACAAAAATTTTAAATTTTATTTAACCAAAACCGGAAATTTAAAACCTATTAAACAAGAAACAGAAACTATTTAGTATTTATATATAAAATAATAAATGGAAGAATTTAAAATATTAGGTCCGAGAGATTCAGGTAAGAAAGGAATTCTTATTGAATATGATGCTGGATACATCAACCCAAAAGAAAGAAGAAATTTAGATGCTATCAACGAAAATAGAGATATGTTGGATCATTCTAAACCATTTGAGTTTTATGCTGTTCTTCAAAAATACGACACCCCAAATAGAAATGGTCGTATATACCCTGAAAGAATATTAAAAAGAGAGTCGGAGAATTATAAAAAGATGATTGAAAAAGGAACGTCTCTTTCTGAGTTAAATCACCCTGAGTCATCTTTAATTGATTTAGACAGAGCATCACATCTTATTACAGAGATATGGTGGGAGGGTCCTGTTTTATTAGGTAAATTGAAATTACTTACAAGTCCAGGTTTCCATGAAAGAGGTATTGTATCAACAAAAGGGGATTTAGCCGCAAATTTCTTACGTCAGGGGGTTACATTAGGAATATCCTCTCGCGGAGTAGGTTCCCTTAAGAAGGTTGGAGAACAAAATGAAGTTCAGGATGACTTTGAATTAATTTGTTTTGACCTTGTATCTTCACCATCTACACCGGGAGCTTATTTGTTCTCAGATAAAAACGATAGAATGAAATATGAGGAGAACTTAGACGAGGAGAAAAAAATGTCAGTAGAAAGAAATGTTGGGGAATCAGGAAACAAATCACTTGACTTAATGAAAAGATTAACCCATTATTTGGATAAATAAAAAAATTATGGACGAAAAGTATTTTGTAACGAAGATCACCACAGATATGTTGGATGAGAACACAGGAAAGATTAAAAAAATGAGAGAGGAAAAATTGGTTAAAGGTTACTCACCTACCGATGTTGAGGCTAAAGTGACTAAAGTGTATGAAAATTACACAATGGCTTGGAGAATTACTTCTATTGGTGAAAGTAAAATTGATGAAGTAATCGAAGGGTAATTTTAAAATTTTAAGGTGTGAATGGGAAAGGACAATAGTCTTTTTCCATTTTTTTTTGCGTTATAATACCAAAAACCCAATTTTTTTTAAAAACATAGATATTTATTTGAAAACTATATAAAAAAAGCATGGAAAAAAAACAAAATGTAGTAGAAGACGCTCTATTCCAAATTCGTAATTTGGAAGAGACTCTACAAGAAAATGCAAAAGGAATACTTCAATCTACAATGAAAGAAGAAATCAGACAATTAGTAAAAGAATCTCTTAGGGAACAAGATGAAGAGGAGATTGAACCATTAACAGGCGGAGAAGCCGAACTTGATTCTGAGACAGAATTTGAAGATGACGACATGGATGACATGGAAGATGATGACATGGATGACATGGAAGATGACGAAATGGGTGACGTGGAAGATGACGAAATGGAATTTGATGTTGACGATGAAGAAACTATTGATTTGACAAGTGCGTCAGATGAAGAAGTATTAAAGGTTTTCAAAGCTATGGGAGATGAAGATGGAATCATCGTGAAAAAAGAAGGTGGTAATATTCACCTTAAAGATGGTGATAATGATTATATGATCCAATTAGGAGAATCTTACATGGACGATGGTCAAGAAGAAGATGAATTTGAACCAACTGACCTTGAAGAAACAATCTATGAAATTCAAATGGATGAAGAAGATGATTTAAATCCTGAAGGAGAAACAATCTACGAAATTCAAATGGATGAAGAATACGACGAAATGGATTTTGAAACTCCTGTGAGAGATGCTATCAGATCTCATAAAGGTAGATTTGAAACTCCTATGAGAGATAGATTAAGATCTCGTATGGAAGATAACGTGGAAGATGACATGTCAGATAGATTCAGATCTCGTAGATATAGAGATATGGAAGATGACATGGCAGAAGGTGTTGATCCTGAAATGATGGAATACAATATGTCTAACCTTGATCTTGGTGAAGAAGATGATATGTATTCTAGTCCAGAAATGGGTGAAGGAAATCATATGTATGGTAATTCAGAAATGGAAGAAGAAGAAGAAGTGAGTATGAGTGATTTAAACTCAGTTATGGAAGCCGTTAAAAAAGCTATGAAACCGAAAGGAATTGGAATGGGAAATGCTTCTAAATTCAAATATGGTAAAAAACCTAACATGAGTGGAGGGTTTAACGAAAAAAGAAAAGAAGGACCTAAATCTGTTGGTACAGGTAAAGCTAGATTTGAATACAAAGAAGAACATGAATATGGTGGTAACTCACACGATTACAAACGTAAGGATGTTAAGGGTGTTGAGAAAAAAACCGGAGTCGTGAAAGGTCATTTTAAAGATTATGAAGGTAAGAAATCTGAAACTAAAGAATCCGCGAGAACTTTAGGTAATGGTAGTAGAAATTATCCGGAAAGAAAATCTATACCTAAAATGAGAGTAAGACCAACTAATGAAAGTGTTTCAAATGAAGTGAATTTGTTAAAAGAAAAAAATAATGAATACAGACAAGCTCTTGATATTTTTAGAACAAAACTTAATGAAGTTGCAACATTTAATTCAAACTTGGCTTATGCGACAAGACTATTTACTGAACACTCAACAACTAAACAAGAAAAAATAAATATTCTTAGAAGATTTGACAATGTCGATACTTTGAAGGAATCAAAAAGTCTGTATAGGTCAATAAAGGATGAGTTATCATCTGGATCTAAATCAGAAGAAAGATTAACCGAATCAATTGAAAGAACTGTTAACAGAACCGCATCTACGGGATCGTCAACTAATCTAATTGAATCAAAAACGTATGAAAATCCACAATTCTTAAGAATGAAGGATTTGATGACAAAAATAAAATAAACAATAAACAAAAATAATAAAAACCAAAAAAAAATGGGAGCATTATTAGAATCAGGTCTTGTTGGTAACATAGGGTTAAAACACCTTAAAGTTATCAAAGAAGACACTATTAACAAATGGAACAAATTAGGGTTCCTTGATGGACTTAAAGGTCATCTAAAAGAAAATATGGCTCAATTATATGAGAATCAAGCGTCACATTTGATTAACGAAGCAACTGGAGAAGGTTCTAACGGAGCATTTGAAACTGTTGTTTTCCCAATCGTAAGACGTGTATTCTCTAAATTGTTAGCTAACGACATCGTATCAGTACAAGCAATGAACTTACCTATCGGTAAATTGTTCTACTTCGTACCTAAAATCCAAGGATATCAAAATGAATATCAAGGACCAGATGCGACAGGTGGTATTCATTATCCTCCAGTTGGAGCACCAAATGGACCTGCTAATGGAGCTGGATATGAGCCAACAGGACCATACGCTTACAAGAAAAACCTTTATGATTTATTCTACGAAGGAAATGAGGCAGGAATGGATCCACAAGGATTATTTGACTACTCTAAAGGTAAGTGGACCGCAGTTACTGCAACTACAACAATCCAAGCATGGGCTGGTTCAGCACTTGTTAACGCAACTATCAACGGAGGTACTCCTGCAGGTGGAACACAAATTCCAGCAGGTAACATAAGAAAAGTTCTTATGAAAATGTGTGGTTTCGCAAATTCAGGAGCTGGTAAATTAATCGGACCTGATGGTAACGAAATGGATAGTGAGGCATTTTTGTCTGACTTGAGAATATTCGCATCAACAGGATTATCCGCATCTACTACACCTTGTGACGTTCTTAAAAACAGTGCAGGACAATACATTCCTTTATTATTTAGATGTGTTACTCAAATATACGGTAAAGGTCTTGTTAAATATGGTGGTCAACAATCAACAACATTTGCAAACACTAGTACTCAACCTAACGACGCAGGTAATGGTGGTTCTTACTACGATATCTGTGACTCAGATGGTTGTATCTATTTAGAAGTAGATTTATCTTGTCCAGTATGTGCTGATTGTGACTCAACATCTTTAGATGGTTACACAGGTACTACAATATACTCAGGTGGATCTGGAACTTCATTTACTGCATTCTTTAGACGATATGCTAACTTAGAATTTGAAGACGAAATTGGTGAGGTTTCTTTTGATTTAGAATCAGTAACTGTTTCTGTAACTGAAAGAAAACTAAGAGCACAATGGTCTCCTGAATTAGCTCAAGACGTTGCGGC